CTCGCGCAACTTTCGGGTTTCGCCGATGTGTAAACTTGTGCTTGAGTTTTCACAGGGGCTGAATGAATAATAGTTACAGTATTTTTAACGGTTACGTCCTCAGTTGCGAATAATGCGTTAAAATCAAAGTTTTCAATTGTGTAAAGTGTTTTTGTGTTCATTGCTTTGTGTTTTTATTGTTGTTTGATGGCGCAAATATACATGTAGCAAAATTGCAACACCAAATTTATTTTGTTAAAAATTGTTAAAATTTCAACGGCGCAAAAAAAGGGCGATCGCTTAACCTTTGCGACCGCCCCCATTTTGAAATTTAGCGCTTGTTATAAATCTCATTACCTGTTAACTCATACAAACGTTTGTTAATCGCCCTTATTCGTTTATAATTGGACTTATATTCGTGGGTTGAATAATCGATTTCGTGTTTTAATAACTCGATTCGCTCAGCCCTCAGGGCGTTAATTTCCGCGATTAGTTTAAATTTTTCGTCTAAGAGGTTTTTTTTCATAACTCGCGGTCGTGTAAATTTTGCGCCAGGTGGCGGGCTTCCCTCAGGCCTTGAATGTACCCGCGTAATCCGTCCGAAAGTTGTGAGTTTCGGCCTTCATAATTGGCAATTAAGGCGGTTAGCTGGCTGATTAAATCAGAAAGGCATGTCGTCGGATTGTTTCGCATTGGATGGGGTTTCGGTTGGTTTCTTTTCGCTGATTTGAAGGCTTAAGAATTTCCCACTTTTCCCCTCTTTTACCCACGCGCTTAATCGCATTTCGCGGCCGTTTACGATAACCGTCCCGCCGTAATCGGGGGATTTCTCGTTTTGCTTTTTGTCGTTTTTGAATAGAGAACCTTGGCCCTCCTTTGGTTGAAAATTACTCATTTATTTAAATTTTAAGGGTTAACTATTTAATTTGTATCGCTCGTTTCCTGTTAACTTATAAAGCTCCGCCATTATACTCCATTGGCGGGCGTTTTCTGTAACGCATGGGCGGAGCGATCGCCGCGCCATGAGGATAAACAGTTCGTTTTTTAAATCCTTTATTCGCTCCTCGTTTTCCATCAAAACAAAATTAATTGGCTTTTGTATTCCTTAAATCGTTTTTCCTGAGCCTCAAAATAATCGCGGTCAAGTTCACACGCGTAAAAATCGAATCCCATTTTATCGGCGGCTATTCTGCTCGAGCCGCTTCCTAAATGAGTGTCAAGAATTTTGTCGCCCTCTTTAGCGTAGTTTTTTAAAATCCATTCGTAAAGTTTAACGGGCTTCTGGGTGGGGTGGATTCTTTGTTCTTTATCTTTCATATTTTCTTGAATCATTCCGTTCCATGTAAATTCAAAAATTCGAATACTTTTATGAGTTGAGCAAATAGCAACCTCCGCCTCCCCAAATGCCGTCCCATTTTTTTGCCAAACTATTACACCTCCGCAAAGGCCTAAATAATTACCGCCCCAAATAATTTGATTTTTTGAAACTCTTTCAAGTTCTATATAATACTGATTATTGGGCTCTATATTCTCAAAAATTTTGTATTTACTTCTTTTAGTGGCTTGTTTATTACGTTTTTTGTTATCTATTAATCCAATAGCGTCCGCGTTTCCATAAGGCGGGTCCACTATCGCCAGCTCAAAATATTTATCGGGGTAACGGCTCATTAATTCCATACAATCTTCGTTAGTTACCTGGCTTATAGGTTCTCTTTTTTCCATTCGTTAACGCGTTTTTTGTAGTACGTTGTAAGTTCCTTTATTTCGTCGAGGCTCAGCCTTAACGGCTCGTTTCTGAGTAGCATTAACTTCGAGGCCCGTTCGAAACCGATTCGGTCGGTTAACCTGGGGGCGTATTCGAGGAGGTTTCCGTGTTTGTGTTGGTTACATTCGACGCATTGGCCGTGGACGTTGTCCTCGTTAAACCTCAAGTTCGGGTAACTGCCAACGCTGTAAAAATGCCCAGCGTCATATTTGGCGGGCAAAGGTCGGCCGCAACTTATACACGGCTGTTTTGAATCCCTGAGCCTTATGAATTCGTTAAACACTTTTTGAAGGTCTCGGCGGTATTGGCTGACGCTCTTAACGTTCTCTCGCATTTGCCTAATTTCACGTTTAGCCTTTTTGCGCTCAGCCATTCGGCCCCATTCAATTAGACATTGGGGCTTTGTGCAAGTGGCTTGCAAGCTCGAGTAACTCGGCGTAAACGGTTGCTTACATATTTTGCAACGTTTCATTTGAAATTAAGGTCTTATAAAAGTTTCCATTTTTAGCCAGCTCAAAAATAAACGGTTCCAAAACTTTTGTCGGAGTTCTTTTCATTTGCGGCTCATTATGGCGCCAGGCGCTACTAACGCGGCCTATAAATTTACATCGTCCGTTATTCACGTGAAACAGTAAATTTTGAGGGGTTACGAGTACGTCATACGTTCCCGTTTTGTTCTTATAAACTTTCATTTGTCACCTCCTTGTTTTTTTATTTGATTATACAAGTCTCGCAACGCGAGGGCGATAATCCACAATGGGATTGATACTATTAGTGCTGCAATCATTTGTCACCTCCGTACGTTTCGTTAAAAAATTGTGCGGCGGATTCGTAATAAATGTCGGTTCCATTTTGCCAAGCCTCAAATAATTGCTCGCGTTCTATTGCTTTAGCTTTCTCAAATGCGAACGTAAGTAAAAGTTTCGATGGCGTTTTCCCTTTCTGAATTGGGTAATTAATATTAAGTTTTTTAATTTCCTCAATAAGCCATTCTACGGCCGTTTGATTTTTTAAAGCTCCCATGGCTCGTTAATTATTAGTTTGTTTTGAATGTCGGTGTAATGCATCGTTTCGGGGGTAAAATTCACGCTCAGCATCCCCGTTCTCCCGTTGCGGTGCTTTGCGATTATAAACTCGGCCCCGTTCGTTGGTGAGTTGGTGTCGTAATACCCAGCGCGGTAAAGAAAAGCCACAACGTCGGCGTCCTGTTCAAGGCTCCCCGAGTCCCTCAGGTCCGAAAGGAGGGGGCGTTTATCCTGGCGGGCTTCTACGGCTCGGCTTAATTGGCTTAATGCGATTACGGGAATGGCGTTTTCTTTTGCTATCAACTTAAGCCCTCTCGAAATCGTGCTTATTTCCTGTTCACGACTACCAAAATTCTTTTTATTACCCGCGCTCAATAATTGGACGTAATCAATAAACGCCGCCTTTACGTTGGAACGCTCAGCCAAAGTTCTAACGCGGGTTTTTAAATCGAGTATGGAAAGGCCTGGGCGGTCGTCGATGTATATCGGGAGGGCGTTTAAGCGGTCGACGGTTTGGTAATAGGTTCGTTTATCTTCGGTATTAAGAGTGTATTTCGCGAGCTTCTCGGCGTTTATTCCCGAAAGGATCGACGCCAGCCTAAAAACTAACTGAGCCCGCGACATTTCGAGTGAAAAGAACGCCACGGGGTAACCGCTTTGCGCCATATTGAGCGCCACACTTAACGCGAGGGCGGTTTTGCCCATTCCTGGGCGGGCCGCAATATAAACGAGGTCCCCTTTTTGGTGGCCCCCGAGAATGTGGTCGACGGTTCTTATTCCCGTCGGTATTCCGCTCAAGCCGTGGCGCTCGCGCTCCTCAATGCTTTGGGTCGTTTCGGGGGTAATTTGTGAAATATGCGAGGTCTCGCCTTTGAGGTTAGATTTAATGAGGTCGGTTAATTGGATGGAATAGCTGTTATAAAGGTCGAAAGGATCGTGCTCAGGCGATAACGCCTCCTCAGCTAACCGCGCCGCCATTTTAGCCAGCTCCCTTTTTAAGTACATTTCCACCATTTGGAGCGCCCAGGTCTCAAGGTTGGCGGTTGAACTTACGCGGGTGGTGAGTTCGGATAGGTAAATAGGCCCCCCCGCCGCGCTCAATTGTTTAGATTTTCTGAGCGTTTGGGTAACGGTTAAAATGTCAATCGGTAAATTCTCACTTTTTAGTTTTTGGATTGCATCGAAAATAAGCCCGTTACGCGGGTCGAAAAACTTTTCGGGCGTCAATATACCTTCGACGCGTTTGAGCGCGTTAAAATCGAGTAAAATGGCTCCTAGGGCTATTTTTTCGAGTTCGGTATCGTTGGGCGGTGTTAACATGGGTTCTTTTTGGGTTATCCGTGGGGGTTGTATTTATAAAGGATGTCTGAGCCTGGGACTAATTCACGATCGAGCGACCGATAAACCTCCTCGGGTTTGTTTTGAGCGTTTGGTTTATCCTCAAGCCAGCGCCCTCCGCGCATTTTTTGACGCCAATTCTTAACGGGGGTTCCTTTTGAGTCAATCCATTCACCGTCGTTGTAATACTGCCAAGCCTTGGCGCCAGCCTGAGCGGTGGAACCGTTTTCGATAAACCAAGTTTTTACCTCCTCAAGGGTTGGCGGGGTAAATTCTTTTTTTATAGATTTTTTTTCTTGAGTAACATTACCATTATCCTTTACATTACCATTATCATTACCATTATCGGTTACGAGTGGCCCCGAGTGGATGCCATTGGAGCCCACTGGGTTCCTTTGGGTTTTTTGGGTTTCATATTTTAACTTGCTATTTTTTAACCCATTCGAGCGGTTACGTTCGACTATCATTAAATACTTTTCATTATCGCGTTTAAAATTCTGAATGAATGAAGCCAGCGCGATTTGAATAATGGGCTCGGATTCGAACTCAATTCCTAACTGATAAGCTCGAATGGCTTTAAATAATTGCCCCGCTTGTTCGTCGGTTAAAACATTCAGAACCTCGAGGGCGTCGATGTAAAGTAAAAAAGATTTTTTCATTTCAAAAAATACCCCCCAACGTTTAAAGGGACTCCCATAGCCTGACGGCTGACGGCAATAAACGGAAGGGGGATTTTTTAAATTTCATTATGAGAGTCCGTCGCAATAATACTAAATCTCTTTAAACTCCGTCGTCGGTTTCAA